GAGTCCGTAATCCTTCAGCTGCCGCTCATAGGTATCCAACACATCGGTCATGGCCTGCTCTTGCGCTTCAGGGTCGCGGAGAAATTGGTCGTTGCTCGTGATACCGGTTGCGGGGTTCTATGCGCCGGTATTCTTATCGATCCAGCCTGCATCCTTCAACGCAGAGGTGGTGAGCTGGTAACGGCCTAGCGCGGGGCCGGCGCCGCCTTCCTTGACCGACGTGGCGTATCCGTCTTTCGGTTCACCGCCGGTTTCGAGGGCCGCGATCTTTTCCCGGAACTTCTGGTGCGGCTGACCTTCCCAGGGCTTCGGCGCCGATGCGCCGCCTGCGGTGCTCATGCGGGTGGCGCCGCTCCCTGTCCCGCCGCCCTCGCCCCTTGGCGCGAACTGGCCGCCTTGGGGGCCGGGGCCGTAATGGTTCGGGTTGAAGCGCCGGAGCGGCGCGGCCGCGGGCGCGCGCGTGCCGAGCGGCACCGGGCCTTGCGCGGTCTGGATCATCGGCGCATCGCCGCCCACGACCGGGTCGAGGCCCAGCTCCGCGCGCACCTCGTTCACCGACTTGATGCCGCACTTCACATAGTCGGTCGCGACCTGCGCGACACCCGCCGGATCGCCGGCGCGGTCGTCGCGCCAGCGGAACTCGAGATCGGGGGCCGCGAACTCCGCCGCCAGCACGTCGTCGACGAGCTGCTTCACCCAATTCTGAATGGGCGCCAGACCTTCCGCCGTCGCCTGGTCCTGCGCCGTCTCGGCCGTGGCGCGGTTCACCATGCGCACGAAAGGCTGCGGACTCACGGAAAACGCGAAGCAGCAGAGCCGCGCGAGCCATTCATCGGCGGCACCCGTCAGCTCGGGCTCCTTGGTCGGGATGAAGGTCTTGGCGACACCGCCCGGCACGAACTTCGCGTGCCGGCGCTGCGCCGTGTTGCCGGAATAGAGCCCGTCCCAGTAAAGCTGAAACTTCTCCACCTGCTCGGGCGTCCAGCTTTCGGGCGCGCCGATCAGCGCCTCGGGCACGTTGCCCTCGGTATAGTATTGAAGCTGATAGACCTGGCGCCTGAGCGCGATGTTCACGGTGACGAGAATCTGCTCGACCGGCGAGAAGCCATAGACCTTGTGGACGCGCGCGTTGCGCGGCCGGTAGAGGATGTCGCGCGTCGTGTAGTCGACCGCCGGCAGCCCGTGCAAAATCTGCTGATAAGCCGGCAAGGGCGGTGCGGGCGTGCGGCCCCAATCGTCGATGACGCGCTTCAAGCTCGCGCCGTCGATCGGATGAAGCCGCAAGAGACGCCCGTCGCGCGCGCGCTCGCACCACAAAGCGGGCGCGTCGATGACGAACAAATCCTCCAGCAATTGCCGGAGCCACGCATCCCACGACGTGGCGCCATCCGGCCGATGCAGGAATGCCTCGATCGGCGTGACGCGCGGATCGCGGCCGGCATTCGCATCGCGCGGCCGCACCGCCCAGTCGAGCCGCGCGAGCTGATCCTTGCGCGTCTCGATGATGGTGCGGATCAGGTCATAGGCGTCGGCGAGCGCGCGCAGCTCGAAGAATCCGATCGGCTCGTAGGCGCGCGGCCGCGCGATGATGTTGTAGCCGGGCGGAAAGTCGAACTGGCGGCCCGCCACTTCGGGCGGCGCGACCGGCTTCAAGGGCGTCAGCGGCCCGAACCAGTCGGCGCCCAGCCCGTTCTGCGTCCGCGCCGCGACCGTCATGCGGTAGGGCTCGAGCGCGAAATCCGACACGCGCGCCGCGGCGCTGAGATCGGGCATCAGCTCTCGTCCTTTCGGTTCTTTTCGTAAAGGCGGCGGTAATATTCGAAGATGCTCGACCCTTCGCCGGGCTGCAGCATCAGCTCGCTCAGCGCCCAGACCAGCGCGTCGAGCCGGTCGGGCGACGGGCCATGCGCGGCGGCACCCGAGAACCCGCACATCTGATCCTCGAGCGCAGGGAACGCGCCGACATGATGGACGCGGCCCTGCTCGTAGAGCGCGGCGATCGGCTCGGCCCGGGCCGCCTTGCCGCGCGAGGCGCGGACCGCCTTGAACGAGGCGGCGGGGTCCAAGGCGCGCACCGTCGCCTCCACCATCTCGCCGCCATTATTTGCTTCGCCAATGATGCGGTCGGCGCCGAAGCGGCGGTAGGCATGAAGCGCGCGCGCGGCCCAGGCATGCGGCGCGAACCGGCCGGAGAGATCCTCCAGCACATAGCCGTGCCCGTCCCATGCGATCTGCGCCACGATGATGCCGGTCTCGTCCGCGTCCTCGCCCGAGGTGGCGGCGGGATCGATCGCGACGACGATACGTTTGGCATCGGGCGCCCCGGCGACGCGCGTGCCCTCGCGCTCCAAAAGCGCGCGGGTCCACAACGCGCCCGGCACGTCCTCCAGCAGCTCGGCGTTCAGCTCCTGCCGGCCGAGCCGCGTCCTTTCATAACGCTTGACGATGGCGGCGAGGAAATCGGGCGCGAGGTTCTTCGCATTCTCCCAGGTCGTGCCGCGGGTCAGCGCGACGCCGTCCTCTCCGGCCGCCATGAGCCGCCGCACCAGCCGCACCGGACGCGGCGTCGTGGTGACGACGCAGCGCGGATCGCTGCCGAGCCTGAGGCCCAGCATCAGATTGTCCCACGCCTCGTCATAGCGCCACGCGGCAAGCTCGTCGCACCAGGCCGCGTCATGCTGCGGCCCGCGCAGACGCGCCGGCTCGTCGGCCGAGAACGCGGTCGCGATCGCGCCGTTGGGCCAGGTGACGCGCCGCTTCGACGGTTCCCACAAAGGCCGAAATAATTTGGGCGCGACGGCGAGAAGACCGCTCTCGCCCTCGATCATCACGTTGCGCGCATCGGCCGCCGTCGGCGCCACGAGCGCCACCCGGCGCGCCAGATTCATCTCGACGCGCGCGCGCACCCATTCGGCACCGCTCCGCGTCTTGCCGAAGCCACGCCCCGCCAGCATCAGCCACACGCGCCAGGCACCCGCAGGCGCCAGCTGCGTCGGCCGCGCCCAGCTTGCCCAGTCCTCGATGACGCGCCGGGCCTGCGCCTCGCTGAGGCGCCGGGCGGCGTCGATCCCCGCGGGCGAAGCGGCGATGCGCTCGGCCAGCGAGCGCGTCGCGTCGTCCAAAGGGCGCCTCCGGCAAAGAAAAGCCCGGCCGGGCCAGGCCCGCCGGGCGGAATTCTCAGGATGGGTTTCTTATACCAGAATGATCGGGATGGCGACGTTACGCTTGACAAACCCACCCGCTACGGGTAGGATTTGGGCCATTGGAGATTTAGCCATGCAGCCCGTCCTTTCCGAACCCCGGTTCCACAACGAAGAAGCCGCCTTTGAGTACGTCGAGGCGATGCTTTGGCCGGATGGCCCTGTCTGCCCCCATTGCGGCGCGGTTGACCGTCTGAACCGGCTTCCGGGCCAGCGGACCAAGCCCAGCAAGAAGAACCCCGAAGGGGCACCCGTTTACGGCCTGTGGAAGTGCTACCACTGCCGGGGCCAGTTCACCGTGCGGATCGGTACCATCTTCGAGTCCAGCCATGCCCCGTTGCATTGCTGGCTTCAGGCAATCCACCTGATTTGCTCGTCCAAGAAGGGCATCAGCACCCGCCAGTTGCAGCGGACCTTGGGCGGCTCGATGAAAACCGCTTGGTTCCTCGGCATGCGTATCCGTGAGACCATGAAGCCATACGAAGGCGCGCCGCCCGTTGGCGGTCCCGGCCGCACCATTGAGGCAGACTGGACCTATGTAGGCCGCAAGCCCGGCACTAAAGTTCGCGCGGGTGCGGGACACATGAACCCGGTTTTCGCGCTTGTGGAACGGAACGGAGAAGCTCGGTCGTTCCATCTTCCCAAGGTCTCGGCAGACGTGTTGCCCGACGTTCTCAAGCGGCACGGCTCGCGGGACGCAAAACTGCACACTGACGAGGCTCCGGTATTCCTTCGTCCTGGCCGCGCTTTCAAGGCTCACGAGACCGTGAACCATAGCGCCGACGAATATGTGCGCGGCGACGTAACCACCAATT